TGGGATCTTCTGACATATCAGGGAATTGTTGCTCCCAGGGGCGTACGGGGATTAACCCCCGAAATCAATGCGGGTCAAAGGCCGGAGAGGGTGTTTGGAGGTTTTGGCAACTTCCGACACGGCTCATCGCCCCTTCTGGGCTTCCAGCTGCACGGAAAGCAGTAGGTCTTTGAAGTCCTTAAGGCTCTCTGCCCGTCCGCAGGCGTGGATTCGCTTCTCGCCCTCTGTGCTGTAGGCGATGGCGCGATCTACCTCCGCCTCGACGCTTGCGTCCAGAAAGGCCAGAACAGCATCGAAAACCTCGTTCTGTTCAAACGAGAGGATTCGCTTATGGTCGTCGATAGTCTTAGCCATTGGGCTGCTGCTGGGCGAACTGGTCGGACACCGGGGTTACGCCGATACGTCCGATGGTCTTGTTTTCCTGCTGGGAAACGGACATCTGAAGGTTCTTGAAGTAGTTCTGAAGCAGAGCCTGGAACTGCTGATCGCCTTGGGCGGCCTGTTGAGCCTTGGGATTCTTCTGCATCACGTCCTGAGCGAACTGCAGCTTGGACTTGGCGGCAGGGTCGTTCTCGACGTACTGAGGCTCCATACCAGCCATCATCTTGGCGATGTCGTTCTGGACTTGCTCGTACATACGCTGGGAAGCGGAGGCTTGGTCGAGGACGATGTCCTTGGCGGCTTCCGGGCTGATAGCCTCGACGAAACGGGCGGTCAACTTGTTGCGGTCAATGACACCTCCGCTGTCCATCGGGACGACGAAGGTAGAGATGGCCTTAAGTTTCTCCATCACGTAGTCCGTATCGAGTTCACGGACGTTGTACGACACGTTGAAGTCGTAGGCATTGCAGATGTCGTTAGGGCTGATGACGATGGGCGTACCGGCGACACGCTCGATTTGAGCGCCGTCCATATACTGCAGGGTCAGCGAGACGATCTGTTTGAACACCTTACTCCAGGCATTCAGCCAGTTGTTCACGAGGAACTGCTGGGTCGTCTGGGTCTTGACGGGCGGGATGGCTGCGTGGTACAGGCCGAAATAGGCCGCGTTCCGGGCTTCTACACGATCAATGAGGTTGAAGGCGAGTGCAGGATTGCCCTGAGGCGGCGAAAGGAACGTGTAGTCATCAGGGGTGGTGACAGGGAGCAAGCCACCGGGCTGGATGATATTCTGAGTGCCAAGACGCTTCTTCACCTTGATAGGCGGGAGAGTCTCGAAAGCAGTGCGGTCACGGATGGAGTCGTGCTGGGCTTTGATTTCCATCTGGTCGGTGTAGGCCAGTTCAGGAATGCCACGGGACTCGATGATGGAGCGACGGATGTGTTCACGACGCAGTTCCACGAAAGGATATTGTCCGTGGGCGTAGTCCAGCAGCTCGTGCTTGGCGTACAGGTCTTCGCTGACCTGGGGGCAGAAGACTGTGTAGTAGATGGACGGAATGCCGTCCGGCCCAATCTGGCGCGTATAGGCGTAGACGATCTCGACGAGGTTGTCGGCACGATGGATAGTGTTCGTGACGTTGGTGGTCGTAGGGACGAGATTAGGGTCGGCGTACCAAGAGGACTTGCCAGCACAGTTAGAGGCTTCTTCGACGAAGGCAGGATCCCAACCGGCAGTTTCGATGAGTTCACGCATCTCCACCTCGGTCATAAAGGTGCGCCGGAAGATAGCACGGGCATCCTGAAGGTCGAGCGTCTCAGGCGGGAAGGCGATTTCGTCGAACGGCTTGAGAGCAGCGACCACAGGCTGGCTGTAAACGTCGTACTGCTCACGGAACGTGGACGTGCCAGAACGGATGAGTTCATCGAGGACACGCTCGACTTCGTTGTCACTGACGGCGTAAAGGGAACGGAACAACTGCTTGTTGTAGTCCGTCACGCCATTGGACTGGTAGTTCTGGAGAAGTTCGGAGGCAATCTCATTGCCATTCATAGCCTGGTTCTCGATGTCAGCGACAGTGACCACGGCGTTGCGGATGCCAAGTTTACGCTCCCAGCCGATGTGGGTGACTGACCAACCGAACTGCAGTGCGTACTGCGCCCAGAGTTCGACCTCCTTGGTGAGTTCGGCCTTCATCCGATTGCTGACGACCCAGTTAGCGAGCGTCTGGATCGCACCGGCGGTGGAAGCGTTGTCGTAGTTATTGCCGGAGACACGGAGACGAGCCAGCTGCCAGGAGGACACCAAGAGGACGACGAGTTCATTGATGGTCTGGTCAACAAGACGGCATCGAACGTCAGAAGCACCCTCGAAAGGGAAGACGGACTCGCCTTCGTTCATCAGATGGCTGTACTTCTTGCCGTCGTCGGCCTGACCCTGCCACCGGGCAAGACGGATGTCGTCATTGCTGTTCAGGCGAGCGACATTGCCCCCATTGTAGAGGGAACGCTCAAGTTCACTCCGCAGATGGGTCAAGTCCGGGGTATCGGACGCAAAAGTCAGTTTGTCTTTTCGAGAGTCTCGTGCGAGCATTGGGGATTGGATTTAAGTTCGATATATTGCAAAAGGGATGCCTTATGGAAGCGGTATTGGCCTCCAAGGGTAGTATAACACCGAAGAATGCCAGATTTGCGTAATTTGTCCAATTCACGGACATCAATGCCCGTAAGACGTTCCGCAGACGATCTGGAGAGCAACATCGGGTAGTCGTCCGGGTTTTTCATCAGTACGAGCCTCCCCTTTGTGATTTGAACGTGTTTTCGTCGTACTGCTCAGGTTGCATCGTCGCCAGGTAGCGCAAGCAGTCGATAGGGTCTTTGGAAGCACCCTTTTCGCCGTCCGCACCCGTCCACTCACGTAGGGAGTAGATTAGGTTCTCGCAGGACTTGGCGATGTAGAGTTTAGGCTCGTTGATGGGGGATAGGGGCTGACCGGGGTCGTGAGCCAGGGCATCATTGATGAGAGTGACCCCGTCCTCGATGCGTAGGCCAGCTGCAGGCTGGAAATACATCGGTTCTGGATCAGAGTCGAGCAACTCAATCAGGGATGTCCCCCCTTCTTTGCTCGCCGCTTGGGTCGCACCCGCACGGGGGTCGATGAACCTTTCTTCGACGACTTCTTCGCCTTCAAGGTCACGGATGAGTTCTTTGTACTCGTTAATGCCACGTCCACCGCCAGCCCTTTGCGCCGGGCCTGCTTTGCCGTCGAGTTTGGTGTCTGGCAAGGCCCACTCGCCGTAGGAAGCGTCGGGCCACTCTCGGTAGATGAACCACTGGGTTTTTTCGCCTTGTCCGACTGCCCGGAGCCAAAGCATAAACCAGTTTCTCGCACCCGCTGGGTCAACCACCATATAATTTGTTCCAACTTGGGGAATCTTTGCATCATCAATTTCGTTGAGATCGCCAAATCTCGGAAATTGTGCGCCAGCCAGCCCATCAGCCCAACCATATGCTCGGATTTTCTTTTCATAAGTAGTTTTACCCTCCAGGGTACGACAAAGTTCGTCAAAGGGATTGTAAGGGTTGAATTGGGAGTGGAACCACATCACCCCAGCGTCCTTGCCACGGGACTTAGCCCGATACGGCATATGTCCGGGCGGTACGCCCGGAACGTGTTGTATTTTCTGATCCAGAACCTTCGCAACACGGCTTTCGAGGACTTTACAGCCGGAAATATACTCTTTTACGACGTTAGTATAGCCTGAAACCGGGGTGAAAGTGACAAGCAGCTTACCACGTCGAGTAACGACACGATAACGGAGTGTTTCGATCCAGTCGAGGGGGACAAGTTCGTCGCACCAGATGATATCGCACTCGCCACCCTCGATAACTCGCTTCTCCTGGGCGTAATTCATAAAATGGCACTGACTGCCATTGGGGAAGATGAAGGTTCCGTCCGAAAATCCGTTTTTCTGCGAGTATTGGATGTTCGTGACCCGGCCTTTCTTCAAAGATTTGAACTCCGGCGGGATATACTTCCAGATTACGTTCTGTTGCATCTGGATTGAGGACTGCGAAGTGGTGTGCAGACACCAGACACGGGCGTTCGGGATGTTTACCATCGCTGCGACCACCCGTTTGGCAGCCCATTCGGTCTTACCGGCGCGGTTACCACCCAGGATGCACAGTTCTTGGTGGGACTTCAGCAGCTCGTCAGCGTCTTTCCAGTGGAAAGGCTCGTAGCCGTGTCGGTACGGATCGGTTTTCTCCGCCAGAATCTTCTCCTCACGGATGCGAAGCACCCGCGCCAACTCTTCCGACCCTAATTTCTGGGCAAGAACCTTCAACTCGTCCGTAGACGGCAGTTTAAGGACTGGGTGCGGAGACAGTTTCAACGAGGACGGCGTAGAAAAATTATGGATTGGATGTCTGACGCATCATACTCCCACTCATCATCGTCATCGAGATTGAGTGGAAGCATAGTCGTCAAGCCTTCCCCTTGTATCCCTTGCCCTTGCCGGACATCGGCATCTTGGAGTAGCCAGGCTTCTTGTGTTCGCCTCGCTCACGTTCCTTGTGCATTTTACATTTCTTGCCTGACTTCATAGTATCAGGAATCTACTTACGTCCTGATCGCTGTCAAGGTGGAGCCACAGGCCGGAGTCGAACCGGCAACCCCCTGTTTACAAAACAGGCGCACTGCCATTGTGCTACTGTGGCGAAAGTCAGACAGTCCACTCGGACGCATCGCCAGGGCCATCTTCGATAGCCATCACCCCGGCTGCCAGGACGTTGCCCAAGACCCGCTGGAAATTGTCCTCCTTGTTGCCCCCGCCGAAAGTCAACACCTTCCAACGCTTGCTAGGAGCCTGGACGATAATCGCACCCTCCTTGCAGTAGTCCTTCAGGGTCTTCATACACTGCATCAAAGCCCCTTCCAGCTGCTCGTCGTGGTGGATCGCCATATTGTCCGGCTTCTTCTTCCGGCTGCGCTTCTTCTTAGCCATTACCAGCGACCTCCAAACCGGGGGTGCTTGGCGGCTACCCACCTAGTCCCGTCAGAACGCAGGGGTACGACCATCCCGTTGACAAAGTTCTTACTATCCCGAACGAGGACGTTGACCTGTTTCTTGGCCTTACCCTCCTCGATCTCGCACAGGATAATACGGGGGTTCCTGAACTTCCCCTTCACAACCCCAGTCTTCGGAGTCGTGTCAGCCTTAGCCTCCTTCAACTCCTCAACCACCGCTTCCTCCAGGCCGGTCTTACCCTTCACAAACTCGATACCCTCCTTCGTCCAGTAGATAGGCCACAGATGCTTCGGCCCATTCCTAGGCTTACGAATCCAGTGCTTGCCCTCAAGCGCCGTCACTCGCAGCTCCTTCAGATCGGCTCGATTCAACCCGGTCAATCTAATGACCTCACTCTCCTTGTAGATGTCTTCCATACCTTAAGGAAATACAAGTTACCTTGACTCCGTCAATCTGTCTCCCCAGGAGTTATGTCTTCGCTTCACTACGACAATAACCCCTTCCCCCTTGGGGGACTGAGGGGGGAGAGGGGGATTATTAAGGGGGAAATCCACCACCCTGTCAAGACTGCCCCATTACGTATTAGAATGCCTTATCGTAGATATCATCAATACTCATAGGGCTTATCCTTAGGTCATAAGTACGGATTAAACAGGTCATTAGCACGGCTTATTGCAAAAAAAGTGTATGGTTGATAACCCGCTGGGGTTCCGACCCCTCTCCCCCTGGTCGATCCCCCCGCCGGGGTGACGTTGTGCTGACGTTCTATTATATTATTATAGAGCTGCCGTCCGATCTTTTATTATAGAATCCAAAAGAAATATTATAAACCGGCGGACCGACGTAACGACATTCTACATACGTCACGTAATGAGAAGTTAACTACACGTCGTATCCATTATTCGGATACAGATTCCCCAGGGTGGACGGCAGCTGGCGTATGCATCGTTTACTTACGAACGTCCAAGCGCCTAGACACGGATTTCGGACCCAAGTCCAGGTCGTTTCAGATCGTACGCAGTATGGGCAAGGCACAAAAAAGCCCCGGAGTGACCGGGGCTGATTGCGACGTGTGCCGCGGTTTACTTCTTACAAGCGTCTGGCTTGAGGCGACGAACTTTCGAGGAAGGGATGAGGTAGCACGGCATATTTTTGCGGGGCTGATAGACCCATCGTCCTGCGATATGCTTAACCGACGTGCCTTCCTTGATAATGATAGGATAGGATTTAGAGGAGGCGTAGCGAATGTCCTGCGTAGTGACGAACTCGATACCCAAATCCTCCGCACGATGAATGATGTTGATTGCCTGACGTACGCACTCGACTCGCTCCTCGATTCCTCCTGCGACGTGCGTAGTCGTTAGGACCCAGTCATTGTATTCTGATTCGCAGTACGATTTCAGAGTATCGAGGAGAACGTGGTAGTTCGCTTCCGTGTGACCATTGAGGAGGCGTTGCACGTTGCGGTCATAGTGCGTCTTTAGGATGTGGGCGATGCGTTCGACACCTTCGGATTCCTCTTTCGTCAGAGGATGTCCAGAAGTGAGGAGCGTAGTTAGCGCCTCCGACATTTGGGCGACGTGAAGTGCCGGGGTCGAAGACGTGATGATTTGGGATGCGGTTTCGGTATTCATTGTGTGTGTGTGTGTAGTGCCTTACGGCAGCTTTGATAGTGTTCCCAGGTCCGGCACAGTCAACACCCGAAAAGATCGGTCCGTTGTATTAAGATTCTAACTACGGATTTTGTCGCCGGTTTTTGGATACGTGCTGTAGTTATTTACTCCTTACGTCCGGCAGCTAAAAGCAGCTAGAGCCAGGGCGACGTGTAATTATTTTTTGGATATCTCCGGCAGCTTTTCCAAGGCGACGTGTGCCGCGGTTTCAGATCGGGTCGCAGAGCGTGTGCGTGTGTGCGTGTACCTACCTACCCTACCTACCAAGGCACAAAAAAGGGAGGCGTTGCCTCCCTTGTGCGTAATGCGTCGCGCCTCTTATATCTGCACGATACCTTCGTCGTCGTCGTCTTTCGCCTCTGCCTTCTCGCCCCAGATATGGGATGTAGTGCCTTCTTCCTGACGGACGTTTTCTGCGAACGTGCGGAACTGTTCTGCGAGTGCGTCTAGTACCTTCGCCACTTTTTCTAGGTCGTCGCAATATCGCTTGGTAGACTCTCCCTCTAATCCTTCGATTTCGACGTAGTGTTCTGCTACTCGGTAATAAAACTCGTTAGCCCCGCAACAGATGCCGTCTTCGATAAGTGCGGAGTTAGAGTAAGCGCAGCAAGTCTGCAGCTGGACTGCGAGGGATTCTACGTCTGCCTGTTTAGTTTGGCGATGGAGGGGAGGTTTGCTCATAGGGAGAGATAGATGAGGTAGAGGAGGTTAGAGGTAGCCCAGAGGATTAGGCCGATGCTGAACCCCAGGAGGATTTCGTATAGCGTGTTCATATAGTGCGTTGTGCGTCGTCAATTGTCACGGACCGCAGGACTAAATCAACATATAACAGTAAATTGCCCAATAAACGACAAAACGCCACAGAGAGGCACGGAGAGGGGTTTAAAGGCAAGTTGACTTTGTGAGGGGTAGGAGTCGCCCCAGATCGTCAAAACGCCTCTGAAGGCAAATATGGAGGCAGCTCATAAAACCCCTATAAACATTGGTCGGAATGCGTGTCGCCCTTCGAGTCAACTATATTTTCAATTCAAGCAAATTGTGCCAAGTGTGAATAACTTTCTAATCATAGGTAGATGACCCAGGATTAAAGGATATCCGCCGGTTTTTACACTTTTTTACAAGTTGTATAAGTTGTTGATTATCAGTAATTTACGTAAGCACACAAATCGGTTTAGAGAGGGGTTTACTGTGTGGCGAGGGGTAGTGGTCGCCTAGAGAGTAAACAGCCCCAGGAAGGCAAGGAAGGGGTCGCAATCGCACTTCTTCCCTTTCAAGGACAATCGTACGCCGGACGTAAGATTTTTCCAGCGCCTACGGCAGCTGGGTCGCAGATCGGAGAAGCCCCAAACGAGTAGGCACAAAAGAGGGGAGGCAACTTGCCTCCCCTTTGTAAGCCCCGGTTACTCTCTGCTAAACCAGACGATGACCAGGAGGAGTACCAGAAACAGTATCACTTTTCAAACGTGATGGAGTAGTAGTAACCTCCAGAGTAATAGGCACGAGTGATTGTCGTATCTCTGCACCAGCACTCGAAACCCTTCATCGCCCTAACCTTGGCGAGAAGTGCCAGCGCCGCAGAATCGTG